CTCGTATCCTGAATGCCCGCGGTTCCTGGAGGGGCTCAGGCTATATCCGCCGACGTCATCGACCATCGAGCTTCTCGACGAGAACGGCGAGCCGGCGTCGGGCCGAAAAGGACAGGCATAGAGTGACCCCGACGAAGCCACGGCCTCCAAGTGTTGCGGAGCAAGGCGTCTACGCGCTCGAGCCGGACGGCGCTCTGGTGCGCGCGACCGACGTGGTCGATATGATGCCTGACGGACCATTGTGGCCCCGGCTCGTGACGCCGCGGATCTCGGCGGGACCCGCGTCGCTGCCGCCCGGGACCGTGGCGTCCATCGCCATCATCGCGATCGAATCGCACCCCGTCGGCGGCGAGGCTCGCTGGGAGTTCGACTACGCGGCCACGATCCCAGAAGCCTACGAAAAGCTCCGCCACTGGAACGCCCGCGCCGCTCGTGAGTGGCCCGGCCTACGCTTCACGCTGAAGGAGCGGCAGTGACCTGGGCGCATGCGCTGGAGGTGTGGCAGCGATACGACGGCACCGTCATGTCTGGGCTCCTGGTTTATACGGTCCTGAAAATGCGTGGCGCCCTGCGACGAACGACTTCGGCATTGCAGAAGATGAGCGAGGCGCTCCAAGCGAAAGAGGCGGTTATCCATTCACAGAATGCCGTCATGCAGTCCCTCCTCGCGCTCGCGCGTCGCAACGGTTGGATGATCGATCCCGACGACAGCGACAGCCAACCACGAAGGCTGAACTAAAATGGCCGAGGCGCTCGCCGAAGCACACGGTCGCTGCCAGTGCACCGGCCAATGCGGGCACACGCACGCCTGGACCGCAGAGGCGAAGCCGCGGGTGTGCGGGGCGCCGCACGGCTGCGTGATCGTTCGGAAGTCCGACCATATGAGCTTTTGGCAGCTCGCGGCGACGGACACGATCGCGCTCGAACACGCCGAGCACTACGCAGTGGACAATCCGATCCTGGTCGAGCTGAAGGCGACGCAGGTGCCGGACGGCAAATCCGGCCAAATGAACGCTGCGTGCCAGCGCTGCAAGCTGCTGATCGAGGAGGCGGCGGGCACGGGGAAGAAACGACGCGCGAAAGCCGCGAAGTCGGCGGATGGCGGCGCATGAGCGCTCTTCTCTACGTGGTAGTGGAGGTGCCAGATGAGGCGATGCTGGCGCGCGTGAGGCGCGCGGCGGCTCGTCCGTGGCTGACAGCCTACCGGCTACAGGTGCGGTACTGGGCGGGGACACCGGAGGAAGCCGAGGCCGAGCGAACCGCGCTCGCGCTCGCCGGTATCGAGTCGCGCATCGAGAATTCGGGACTCTGGTGACGCAAAAGTAGCGGCGCCCCCGAACGCAGCGGTACCCTCAGCGCGTCGTGTCCACGCAAGCCGAGACCTGGCTCGAAGCGCAAATGGCGATCCCGGAGTTCCGGGCGGAATACGTGCGCGCGCTGGACCAGAAAAACCCGACCCTGGCGCGCTGGTGCATGCGGGAGCGGGCCCGGGTTGACAGCACTGACAGCACGCGGTAGACCCGGGAGCGAGTCATGTACGAACAGCACGAAGACGAGCACGACGAGCCACCGATGTGGCGCAACAGCTACGAAGGCGAAGCGGGGACTGTGATGCTGGCGAAGCAGTGCCTCATTTGTGGCCGGCCGCTTCGTGATCCCGAGAGCCTAGAGCGCGGCGTTGGCCCGCACTGCGCAGCGAAGCACGGCATCTTCACGGTGACCGGTCAGCCCGACGCGGCGGCATACGAGGCTGCGCTCGGAACCGCTCCGGCACTCATGCGGGAGTCCGTGGAGAGCCGTGGCGGTCTCGACGACCCGCGCTCGGCGCTCAGCGCGGCTATTCATGCCGCGGGAGCCGCGTGGGAGCGGCACCAGTCGGACGCGACGCACTACATCGGCAGTGCCATGGAGCTGGCCGGTGCGCTCGGATACGAGGGCACCGCGCGAGCGCTCCAGCACGTCTTCATCGAAGGCTGGAAGTATGACGAGCACGGTAACCCCATCGAGCAGGGCAAGCCCAAAGGCATCGTGGTCAAGCAGGCGCCCCCGGCGCGCACCGGGCAGCCGACATGGGAGATCGTGCTCCCGTGGCTGTCGAGCGCGGTGTGGAGGCCGACGAAGGCAGCTTTGAAATCGGCAGGCGTCGTCACGTTCAAGGACCCAAGCGGCAACTGGCATGACGTGTTTCCCGAGAACGACCGCCAGTGGCTACTGGTGCTGAACGCGCTGGTCGATACGCTCGGCGGTACGCTCGGCGTGCTCCCCACCGGCGAGACGTTTATGGTGCCGCACGAGGCGGTGCCGGTGCCGGCACCCGAGGGGCGTGCCTCCGGAGAACCCGACCAAGAGGACGCTCCTCCGGCTCCGAAGCCACTTGAGGTGAGCGAAGGAGACCGTGTGGAGCTGCACGACGGGCGGCTCATGATCGTCGCGCGCACTGGGGTCAGCTCGAAGGGGCCGTGGGTCGGTTTGATGACCGAGAAGGCTGCCAAGCAGAGCATGAACAAGTTCGGCTACCTGAACTTCGCGAAGTACATGAAGGCGGGGGAAGGTTGCTTCGTGGGTGCCGCCGCCGTGAAGGCGAAGGCGCCGACCGCGGCGGAGCAGCGGGCAGTCGAGGAGGAAAGTGGCGAACGGATTCCGGCTGCCGTCGCAGCACGCGATCTACCGGAAGGGCTACGCGCGTGGCAGCGCGAGGGCGCGCTCTGGCTGGGTCAGAAGCGGAGCGGGGTCCTCGCGATGGAGCAGGGTACCGGCAAGACGCCGACGGCACTCGCTGCGCTCGTGGCCCCGGCGCTGGTCGTCGTCCCCGCGTCGCTGCGGGAGAACTGGAAGCGCGAGGCGATGAGGTGGCGGCCCGATCTGGTCGTCGCGAAAATCGACAAGGCGGCGCAGGCGACGCCGGAAGCGTTGCGGGCCACGTGCGTCATCATCGGCTACGAGGGTCTCAATGACGACGACGTGCTGTACGCGCTCTCGCGGCGCGGGTTCAAGACGCTGATTGTGGATGAGGCGCACGCGCTCAAAGAGCTGCTGATCTACACCGACAAGGATGGACGCCCGATCCCCGCACCTTCGTCTCCGAAGCGGGCCGCATCCGTCTTCCGTCTGTGCCAGACCATCACGCATCGGTTGTTCCTCACGGGCACACCGATGGTCAACGGCCGTCCCTACGAGCTGTGGCCGCTGCTGCATCTCTCGGCTCCCGATGACTGGGCCGATCAGAAGGAATACTGGGCTCGGTATTGCGATCCGCAGGAAGTGCACATCCCGGGCGGCGCGACGCGGCTGAACTACAACGGCCGCGACAATCTTCCGGAGCTACGCGAGCGGATCATGGGTCACTACCTCTGGCGGTGTACGAAGGAAGTCTTGGGGCTTCCGGACAAGCAGCGCGAGTACATGTCCGTCGGGATGAGCGAGGATGTGGCGCAAGAGTACCGTATCGCGGCGTACACATTCCTCGCATGGGTACGGCAGCGCGGCGGTCCGCAGGCTGCGATGCGTGCGGCGCGTGCAGAGGTGATCGCCCGGCTCACGGCGCTCCGCCGTCTCGCCGGCATCGGCAAGGTCCCCGTGACGATCGAGCGCGCCGTGCGCCATCTTCAGGACACCGGCCGCCCCCTGATCATTATGGGCCACCACGAAGAGGCCTTAGACTCCATTGAGTCGGCGCTGACCACGCTCGGCTACCGCGTGGGAACGATCACTGGCAAGGTGACTGGGAATGCACGGCAGCGCGCCGTGGACGAATTCCAATCCGGTCTGCCAGTGAACAAGCCGCCCGAGAAGCGCAAGTACCTCGATGTGCTCGTGTGCTCGATCACGGCCGCCGGTGTTGGGCTCACGCTGACGCGCGCGCAGGACATGATCATCTTCGAGCGCGTGTGGCGGCCGTTCGATCTGGTGCAGGCGGAGGATCGCATCCACCGCTACGGCCAGGAGAACAAGGTCGTGATCACGTATCTCGATGCTGCGGGTACGATTGACGACAAGCTCGCTGCGCTGCTTGCGGAAAAAGCGGAGACCGCTGGTCAGGTGCTCGACGGCGTGAATCTGGACGAAGACG